GTGGCTAAGAGATACATTACTTGGCACTGGTACAGATAAACCATGGTCTATCTCACCAACTCCTATTCCAGATGTACCAGAAGATATGTTAGATAGGCTAGAAGGTATAATGCAACAAAACCTTATGCAATTCTATGACCAAGGCGGAGGTCAAATACCGCCAGAAGAGTTACAAAACTTAGCTGCCGGTATGAAAGACACTGCAATGCGTGAGCTAAAACATGAAGCTGAGAAACGTGTTGACCGCATGGAAAAGAAGATGGAAGACCAGCTTATAGAAGGTGGTTATGTTAAGTCTTTGTTCGAGTTTACTAACGATATTGCAACATACCCATACGCCGTACTAAAAGGGCCAGTTCCTAGAAAACGTAAAGTTTTAAAATATGCTGAAGGTGGTGGTTTAGAGCCTTCTGAAGTTGTGCGTGATGAGTGGGAAAGAGTAGACCCGTATAAGTTCTATTGGTCTCCTTGGGGCGATGACATACAAAATATGCCTGTAATAGAGATTCACCATTTAACTAGAGAAGACGTCGAAGCTATGATAGGCGTCGAAGGCTACGACGAAGACGCAGTAAGAGCGTTGTTGTCGGATTTTGGAGCAGGCGGTATTGATTGGCTAGACCATGAAGATTCTGAAATGGAAGACCTAGAAGGTAAAGATTTTGATGATGTAGACAATGATTTAGTCGGGGCTATACAGTTGTGGGATTCTATTCCAGGAACTCTATTAATAGAGTGGGGTATGAAGGAAAAAGAAATTGATGACCCACAAAGGTCTTATCCTTGCGAAGTGTGGATGGTCAACGACACAGTAATTAAAGCTGTACTTAACTATGACCCATTAGGTCGTAAACCATATTACGTCACGTCGTTTGAAAAGGTACCCGGTCGCATCGACGGAAACGGTGTAGCAGATTTATGTATGGACGCGCAGAGCATGTGTAACGCAGCGGCTCGTTCACTATCAAATAATATGGGTATTAGTTCTGGCCCGCAGGTAGGGGTTAACGTAAGTCGCCTGCCAGCTGGAGAAGATATCACACAAATGTACCCGTGGAAAATTTGGCAGTTCCAACAATCGGAATTTGGAGATTCATCTCCACCAATGAATTTTTTCCAACCTAACTCAAATGCCAGCGAACTTATGGCTGTGTTTGACAGGTTTATGGATATTGCAGATGAGATGACAGGTATACCGAAGTACATGACAGGACAACACGTGCCAGGCGCGGGTCGTACTTCTTCAGGTTTGTCTATGTTGATTTCTAATGCAGGTAAGAGTATTAAACAAGTAATAGCTAATATTGACCATGACGTACTAACTCCTATGTTAGAAAGACAGTACCAAAGAAACTTAAGGTACAGCGAAGACATGGATTTAGTAGGAGATGTACAAATTATTGCTAAAGGTGCTATGTCGCTTGTTGTTAAAGAAGCTGAGTCTGTACGTAAGACTGAGTTCTTAAGATTAGTATTAGAAAGCCCTGTAGCACAGCAGATTGTTGGCTTGCCGGGTACGGCTGAACTTATGAGAGATTTAGCTGGCAACCTTAATGGAAATATTGACAGGTTAGTTCCTTCTAGGGAAGATGTAGAGAAACAACAGCAGATGGCTCAACAGCAACAACAGATGATGATGCAGATGCAGCAGGAACAAATGGCTGCCGAAGAAGCCGCTAATTTACAAGAAGATGGAACAGAAATGGGTGGAAGACAAGATAACTTTATGGCGCAAAGGCCTAACGGCAGGTAAATTATCTCCACTCTATATTAATATTAGGTATTATACGAAGAAATGATTAATGTTAATTCTTTAAGTGCGTCGGAGATTTCAGCGCTAAATAGGCTGAGAGAACCAGGGGTAAATAACGTATTAGCAGTACTCGAAAAAGAACTTGAGAGTACAAAACAAAAGTTGGTCTACGCAAACGAAACGGGAACAATCCACCGTTTGCAAGGTAGGGCAGAAGCTTTTGAAGATTTACTAAAGGCGGTCGAAGAATCGCCTAAAGTTAAGGCGCGTTAGAAATAACGCATTTGTTAAGCACACCATAACGGGAGCAGCATACATTGCGCTGCGAAACAGAGTTGGTGCTTTAAGGGAGAAAAAAATGGCATTGCCAAAACAGGTACAAAAGCAACTTGATGAAGTTGAAGAGTTAGAGAAACAATTAGAAGCCCAAGGCGAAGAAGTAGAAGCCAAACCAGAAGTTAAGAAAAAGAAAACTTCTAAAAAAGCTAAAGCCGAGGATACGGAAGTTGAAGTAACAGATGACGAACCAATCGAGGAGCCTGTAGCAGTAGAAGCAACGCCGGCTGACGATTCTAAAGAAGAAGTATCAGAAAGCTTTAAGCAGAAGTACGCTACATTACGAGGAAAGTATGATGCAGAAGTTCCTAGACTGCACCAGCAGGTTAAAGAACTTACTGACCAAATGAATGCTATCCGACATGAAGCAGAAGCTGCAAAAAAAGCAGAAGCTGAGAAACCGAAAGAGAAAGTTAGTTATGTTACCGATGCAGATCGAGAAGAGTACGGTGATGATTTGATCGACTTTCAACGTCGAGTTGCCAAAGAAGCGTCCCAGGAGTATGAAGACCGCTTTGAGCAACAGGCTAAAGTAATTGAACAATTGCAACAGCAGATTTCAAATACTGGAAGCCAAGTTGGAGAGGTAGGTTTTACCCAGAAGCTAAATGCTTTAGTACCTGGATTTGACCAACTTGACAATGACGAACGTTGGGTTGCATGGCTAAATGAGTACGACCCTATGACTAGGGGGCCACGCAGAGATCAAGCTCAATCCGCCTTTAACTCAGGTGATGCAGAAGCGGTAGCTCACTATGTGGGTTTATTCCGTGAAAGTATTAACGAACCTGTAGCTAACGGCAAGAGTGATCGCCAAACAGAGCTCGAAAAGCAAGTAACACCAAGTCGTTCTGCTAGCACAGTGACTAATAAGAGCTCGAGTAAAGACTCTAGAGTATATTCAGAAAAAGAATTGAATAATGCTTGGACTAAGATTCGGACTTTAAATACACAGGGCAAGTATGACGATGCGGAAAAACTTGAAGCTGAGTTAACCGCTGCATACATGGAAGGTCGAGTTAAGTAAATGTAACTAGCCATTCGGTAAGTAGCCTTAACCCAAACTGTTTATTAATGTTAAGGAGAACCAATAATGGCTCATATATTCCCCGTAGTAGGCTCTGGTGCGTTTGACACTAACCCTACGTATTCAGGTAGTTTTATTCCACAATTGTGGTCTAACAAGCTGAATGCAAAATTCTTTGCGAACACAATGATGACTGAAATCGCCAACACTAGTTGGGAAGGCGAAATCAAGAATCAAGGTGATTCAATTCGCATCCGTACTGCACCATCAATCACTATCAATGATTATGCTGGAGCTGGTACGACTTTATCAAGTGAAGTTCCTGTACCTATCTTTCAAGATTTACAAATCAACAAAGGTAAGTATTTCAGCGTACAGGTCAACGATGTATTAGCACACCAAGCTGATATGGACTTGATGAACATGTTCACTGATGACGCTGCTAAGCAGTTGAAGATTGCAATCGAAAACGAATGCTTCTTCCAGTGGTTTGTAACAGAAGGCGCAGCCGCAGCTAACAAAGGCGCATCAGCTGGTGCTATCTCAGCAAGCTACGGTCTAGGTACTGACACTGTACCAGTTAACCAAGCTACATCTGGTGAAATGTTGAAGATGATTCTACGTATGTCAGCTGCGTTAGACGAGCAGAACGTACCAGAAGAAGGTCGTTGGTTGATTATGTCTCCACACGATCGTCACATCTTGATGCAATCAGACATTGCACAGGCGTACTTCACTGGTGACCAGTCAAGTATCGTTCGTACTGGTAAGATTGGAATGCTAGACCGCTTTACGGTTTATGTATCTAACTTACTACCTAAAGGTACTACATCTAAAGCTACAGTTGCAGGATTAACAGCAACTTCAGCAGGCGCTACGCTTTCAAATGCTAAGCCACGTCGTATGATGGTAGCAGGTACTTCAGACGCTGTGTCATTTGCTTCGCAAATCACTAAGACAGAGCCTCTACGTAACCAAACAGATTTCGGCGACATCGTTCGTGGACTTTCTGTATATGGCCGTAAGGTTGTTAAGCCTGAAGCTCTAGTTACAGCGTTGATTGGGTCTCCATAAGGAGGTCTAGTTAACTAACTGAGGAGGGGGGAAACTCCCTCCTTATATCAACGTACGGAGTAGAATGTGGCAACAATAAAAGTTATAGAAGTTATTAAGCGCGTAGAAGATGTTCTACAAGATTCAAATGTACGATGGCCGCGCGTAGAGTTACAAAATTGGCTTAATGAGTCGTACTTACA